ATAGCCATGATTTAGATTGGTTGTTACTACTCCATTTGTGTCATTAGTAAAAGATTCCACCATAAGGATAGATCCTACTAATGTAGAAATATCGGGTATTGCTTGAAAAATAGCATTTCCAACTTGATAAGGATCGCCACCACCTACAATAATTTCCCAGCTATTTGGTGCTGGAATACGAACAGAGATCAATCGAGGTTGTACTCCATTCACATTTTGAAGCAAAGTTTTTAAGAAAGTAGGATAGCCTTGGCAAGTTACCATGCCAGCTTGCACTACTTGAGCTTGATAATCTTGAAGTGGTTGTACTGATTGACCTGGTAATCCAGCGGTTAAGTTAATACAAGTAAGGGTAAACCCTGTAGGAACAGAAGTAATGATTTGAGTAACAGTACCCTCTGGAACAGCCCAAGATCCTTGAGTAGTAGCTAGGCAATATAGGGCAGCACTTTGACCGCCTGACCCGATAATGCCGCCATCCTGAACGGTATATTGATAGCTACCATCAGACACCGTAAATCCTACAGGAATCACAAAACCTGCCAATCCAGTAAAGGTTACATAAACTGAAGTATTTGATCCTACACCTTGCTGTATGCCATACACTTGACCCAATTGATACAAAATAGATGGATTGGCTGTTACAGGACTAATAGAATTTACAAGATCCACAAAGGCTTGATCTTGCACTACTAGCGCACCAGTAGCAGTAGATGACATATCTTCTACCAAAGATCCAGGTAAATTGGCAGTTAATCCTGGCGCTAAAGCGGTAGCTGCTGATAATTCAGCTGCTAATAGATCTGTTGGAGAGGTTGGTATTGCACCAGCAGTTGTAATAGTTGCCATTGAATATCCTAAGTAGCTACTGTAGTTTGAATTGTAGTGCCATTTAAGAAAACGGCATTAACATAATATGTTGGTTGTGCTTCCAATTGATTCCTAATTACTTGTAATTGTGAGAAATAAGGAGAATACTGAGATTGTGTTCTATTGACCGCTGCATCAGGAGCAATTTGACTCATTACCGATTGTTGGGCAGGAATACCATAATTGCCATAAACAGGGGATTCTCCCTCATTTAATCGCAAAGTTTGAGCTAAAGTAGCAAGCCAAATGTAGCCTGTTTCAGTTATTTCTACCCATTGTCCTGTATTAGGATCGACCCCATAGCTTCTCATGGTGTTACTCCGCCTGTATTAGATCCACCAGGAGATACCCCGCCATGATGATGGGATAGGAATGGTGTTCCATTAATGATTAAAGTTCCTGTAATTTCAACATTTCCACCTGATAATACGATGGAAGCACCCCCATAGTTTATTGAAATTTGGCTCTGAGATACAGTAATAACTCCAGATCCATCTTGCGTGGTAATGACAGCGCCATTAGGAGCATTAATATTAACTGCATTAGGATCTACAGCGCTCCAGTTTTTATTGCCAATAGGTACAAAAAACATTCCACCTAGATTAGAAGGAAGTCCTAATGGAGCTTTGCCTAAACCAAGACCGCTTATTCCACCAAGTCTAGTTGAAGCCCCAATAACCACCCCTAAATCACCAACTTGTACAGGAAGTCGTGCATAAGTAGATTCTGCTATAGGACAAGTTATAGGGGCAAAAGTTTGATTGTTAGACTCTATTTCAAAATTAACTGTAACAATAGCGCCATCAACTGCTATAACACTACAAGGCAATACATAATTTGAAAGATTATTATTAGTTGTAATACTATTATTAACAAATTCATTAAGAGTTCTTGATAAGGGTCTTTTTTGTCCATTGCTCATAATGTAGCTCCTGGTATGACACACTCAATAATAGTTACCCAAGAGTTTCCATCAGGTTGCCGACTATTTCCCACATGACGAACAGAATTAATGGAGAAAATTCCATTAAAGCTAATATTTGTTCTAAATTGAGAGTAACTTCCTGCTGTATTGATAAATGGAATTCCAGTAGGAAATTGCACTAAAGTTCCTACATCCATATCTGCTCTCATAACCAATTTTGCTTGAATAGTAAAAGTATCAATCCAAGTAATATTTCCAACAATATCTTGAAAATTTATTTTTATAGTTTTTGCAGTTGGCTGTGTACCATCAAACAATAAAAAACCAGAAGAAGTAGAGGCAATAGATACCCCTAAATAATTGTCTTTAGGTTTAATTTGTCTGCTAACTTGATTTACATATTCTGAAAAAGCATACAAATTGGCATATTGTCCAACTTGATCTTCGGTATATAACAAATCAGAACTAATAGTTCCATTAACAGGAATACCAGGATAAGCTGTATTTAAGGTATTTGTAATAGCTTGTTGTAAATTTTCTGACTTTAACCAATTACAAGTTAAATTTATGCTGGTATCTGGGACATAAGTTGAAGGAATTACAATCAAATCTAGGCTAGTTTGATTACCTTGCCAATTTCCAAAAGCCTGAAGAATAGATCCATTAATAATTAATCCAGCTTGATTGGGATTTGCATAGGGCAATCCCTTAGCCATTCCAACATAAATTTGAATTGAACAATAATTTGTTCCAGATGGGTTTAAGTTTGCAGTTTGTCTAATTTGCTTGAAATCCACTCCACTAATTCTGACAAAACCATTTTGCGCTGGTTGATGATACCAAGTTTGAAATAAGTCTAAATCAACCTGTAATGCAGATCCATTTGTTCCTCCAGTACTATTTAAAGTGCTGTAGGTTATAGGTGCAAAACCTGTAGATCCTGACCCAGATGGAGGAGAAATGACTATTTTGTAATAGCGCATTTAGGGATTTATCTCAAAACTATTAGAAGTAACCCTATATATCAAAGTAGATGTCTGAAAATATCCATACACTAAATTAATATCAAAGTTATCAGGCGATCCCACCATTGGATTTGAAACAACTAGATTACCTGCAGTGTCATAAATATTGATGTAATACCGAGGAGAATAATAATTCCAAGTAATAATAGCGGTATAAGGCTGACCATCTAAAGTGCAATTAAATTGAAAATTAGAACTTGGGATGGGATTAAAAGGAATAATTGTCATATTGACCATCCTGCTGCTGGATCATAAGATGGTGAAGATAAATAAGGATCAGTCCAATTAAAATTGGATGGCAACTGATTTCCAACATTCTTTAAAAAAGAGCTAAAAGCAGCTTGAGCGCCAGTAGCAGTAATCAATGGTTGCACAAAATCCCATTGAAACATATATTGAACTTGTTTATCAGAAGGACTAGAAATATCCCTTAAACTGGTTAAAAGACAATTTGTATAAGTAAATGCAGGGGTAACAACTGTAAAACTTCCGCCACTTAAAATATGCTGATCTAGGATATATTTAAGAGCGCTTAGAATTGCTTGTTTCAAAATATATCCACCGCCATTCTGGGCGGGGCAAATCATCTGTAAACTTACTTTTAGTGGCTGTTGAACTACCGCATTAGCAGCAGTTTGAAAACTAGCAAATGGATATTCTGCTACTTGCCATTCTTCTAGTGTTCCCCCTGGTAATGGTCTGTATTGGGCAAAAAATTGACCTCCTGTCCAGCCAGGCACATCCAGTATCTCAGTTACAGCAGTAATAGGCAAATATCCACCAACAAATTCTGCAACTCCATCTTGCAAAATAATGGGCGATACCTGATAGGCTGCTTCAAATACGGTCTTACCTATACTCATCTACTTACTCCTGGCATAGCTTGAACTGTAGCAATCGCATTTCCACCAGTATTGTTAAATACTTTTACATCAATGCTATTTGCAATTTCAGTTCTTCTGCTCAATTCTTTTGAATAATTAGCTGGTCTTTCATAAGCTAATCCAGCTTTTACTGCTTCATCAGTTGTTTTTGCTTTTAAAAGTTGTTCTAAAGCATTTTTTTCTTTATGCTGTAGTTCATAAGCCACAAAATTAAGCTGTTCTTGTAAAGAGCTGCCTTTAATGCTCTTTCCATACACTCTTTCAAATTCTGCTTGGCGATCAGGATGCCATTGAGCAATTCCATAAGCCTTACCACTATCACCTACTGCAGTAGGATTTAATCCACTTTCAGCATATAAATTTGCAACCAATCCAGTCGCTTGATTTTTGGTTAATTTAGCATCCATGAAGTATTGCAATGCTTGATTTGTGGAAGCCCCACCACCAAAAACATTTTGACCAAAAATGGTCAATCCTCGCTTAACTTCAGGAATAGCGCCAAAAGTTTTTCCAATAAATGCGGCAATTATTTTGATTCCTTCAAAGAAATCAGAAATAGCTTGTTTACCTTCTGGGCTATTAAGATAACCAATAAAATCATCAATCGATTTTTTAAAATCTTTGCTACTTAAAAAATTTCCTATAGCATTAGATACTGCTTCACTTAATTCTTGTAATTTAGGAGTTAATGGCGCTAAATTTTTAATTAATGAAGTTTCAATAGTATTACCAGCTCTTTTTAAAGCTACCCAAAAATCTTGCCATGCTCTACTATCAGCATCATCTACTTTAAGAGCTTCGGCATCTTTTTTGTATTGAGCGATAACTTTTTGAAGTTCTTGCTCATTTAAGCTAGCTAATCTTCGAAGTTCCTCAAGACTAAAAACTTGGGTAAGACCAAGAGCTTCAGCAAATTGCTTGCTTTGTCCACCAGCTTTAAATTGACCAACTGCATTTTGAATAATAGATGGCAAATTTTGCGCTGCATTTTGACCAGGTTGCGCTCCCAATCTAGCAAGAATCTGTTGGCGAGATACATCTGAAGCAATATCAGCAATATTGCCTAAAGTGGATTCAGGATTGATATAACGACCAAATCCGACATTAGCAGCCCTTAATTGCCCTGTACTAACACCTAAACCTTGAGCAGTCCTACGATAATCTGAAGCAGAAGCAGCAATGCCACCAAGACCAAAACCCCCACCTACAGCTCCAAAAGCCACCCATTTAGCTGCTGAAAGAGCAGCGGAAGCCATATTCCGAGCAATAGTACCAGTAGTATAGGCGGCATCTTTTAAGCCTTTAGTGCCATCAGAAATTGATTTATTAAAGTCTTTTTGCTTTTTATTAATAGCATCAAATGATTTATTAACTTGTTCCCACTTTTTTGATTGCTGATCTAGGATTTTTTGATAACGGTCAAAAGCCTGTTGGAATCGCTTAAATGATTCGTCATTTACATCAATTTCTATGACTGACTTAGCGACCATGATTTACCTTTAAAACAGCGATTTATTGTTTATTGCCCGAATTAAGTGCCTTTGTCTATATTCGTCAGCATCAGCCCATTTTAAATCATATTCTGCAACAAATTCACCAAATTCGCTAGTAGAAAGTTTATCTAAGATACTATGGAGGATGCTTTCACTTTCTTGCCAGTAGGAGCGATTTTTTCCGACATCACTAAGCCATTCTGATACTCCGTAGAATCCAATGATGTAAGTTCCCAATTCCTTATTGATCCTGCCATTTCTATAAAGGAACTCCGCAATTCCTTTGGAGCGACTCGAGAGATTGCAGTAAAAAAAGTAATGGCTGAAAGCACCTCACTTTCCTCATCTTCATCAATAATTTCCCTTTTAATTGCTATATCAAGAGGTATAGATTCCCATCCTTTATCTCCAGCAATCAATACATTAGTTAAACGAATAATCTCATTTATAAATCCCCTTTTAACGGTTTCCCATGTTCCTGCATCTATTGACATCTTTTTAAGTGCTGGATATGCTAATTGAGGGGCAGAAAGAGCTAAATGGGCTTGATTTATCGAATCAAAGCATTGAGTAAATACTTTTCCCAATTCTAAATAAAATTGTTCAAAAATATCTCTAGAAATGGGGGATGAGTGTATATAAATTTTTCCTTTATTTTCAATATTTAAAGGAATAACTAAATTTAAATTTCTGTTGATTTTCACAATTCTCTCCGCATCATAGGAAAGTTAATAATACAACAAAAAAGCCCCGAAGGGCTTTTTTTAACTTGCTGCGAATAATTCCGCATTGATGCTGTAAACACCTCTTAACCTGACAATTAAGCCAGCTTGATTGCCATCAAAAGGAACTTCCTGAATACTGCTCAAAACACAGTTATTTAACTGAAACGGTGTTAAAGCAGTTGTATCTGGATAAATAGTAACGCTACCAAGAGTAGTATTAGTTTCAATCTGCTCTTTATAGGCATTTCCAAGGGCTTGTGTTCTAAGCAAATGGATTGTTACATTGCCATATACATACGGTTCAGGTGAAGTTACTGCGCCTGTCAAAGTACCGATAAGCTGTGAAGTATCACCTTCAAATCCTAAACTGATAGCTTCTCTAGACAAGTATCCTGAAGTTACATTAAGTTGTGGAAAGGTTGCATAGACTACCGATGCTAGTAGCCTATTTAGCGTACCTTGAACGATTTGGGGATTCGCCATTATTTACTCCTAGACCGATGGAATGTTAGATGCGG